AGCAGTCAACACATCAAACGGTACATACATCTACATGGCATTTGCCGAAAACCCATTTAAAAATTCCCTTGCGAGGTAACAACAATGTTTATGCTTAACAACAACCCATTGCCTGTTGGACGCGCCTTTGTCCATGATGGCATCCAATACCCAGCCAACTGGCTACGCCTTGCTAGTGCAGCAGAGAAAGCCGCCATCGGCATCACCGAGGTGGCAGACCCTGTTCGTGCTGATGACCGCTTCTACTGGAACGGCGATGTCAACAATCCCAAAGAGTTAGCAGACCGCGAGGAAGTGGACGCCGAGGGCAACCCGATGTGGGTGCAGGTGCTGGACAACTCTGACCCTGCCAACCCTGTTATGGTGGACAGCGATGAACGGCTGGTGACCAAAGGGCTGAAGAGTCAATGGATTGCACAGGTCAAAAACACGGCTGGCAAGCAATTAGCAGCTACCGATTGGATGGTGATTCGTAAGGCTGAACGTGACGTAGCGATTCCCGCTGATGTTGTGGCTAAACGTGCTGCCATCATTGCAGAGGCTGACAGGTTAGAGGCTGCTATTACCGCTGCTAATGACATCAACGCTTTTATTGCTGTTGTGTCTGACCAGCGTTGGGGTGAATAATGCCCGGAGAGGTGCAACTTTCTGACGCACAGATTGATGCAATTGCAGAGAAGGCAGCAGAGAAAGCGTTCAACAAAATATATGCTGAAGTGGGCAAATCAGTGCTCACCAAGTTGGCGTGGCTGACAGGTGCGGCTGTGATTGGTTTATTTATATGGCTAGGAGGGCACAACTCCCTGCCAAAATAGGGGAAGAAAATGATTGACCCAGTTAGCGCCTTTGCCCTTGCGACTGCTGCCTTCAACGGCATCAAGAAAGCGGTAGAGGTAGGGAGGGAACTGGAAGATGTAGCTGGATTCTTTGGTAAGTATTTTCAAGGGGTCAGCGATGTCAACAAGGCGGCAGAAGAGGCACAAAACCCACCGCTGTTTAGAAAACTGCTCAGTGCAGGTTCTGTTGAAGAAGAGGCAATGAACGCCCTGATTCATAAGAAGAAGATAGAGAGTATGGAACGTGAGCTGCGTCAACTCATCACCCTAAGATACGGGGTGGAAGCGTACAAAGAGATGATGCAGATGAGAAGGCAAATCAGGGAACAAAGGGAACGAACAGTATATAGGCAAGCACAACGAAGAAAGAACTTCTTATGGAACACATTGTATGCTGGTTTAATATCCATTCTCCTTGGCTGTCTATGGTGGTTATTGGTGTGGGTAACAAACTATAAGGGGTAAGGTATGTACGGAAAGAAAAAAGGCAAAGGCAAGAAGCCACCCAAGAAGGGGTACTGATATGACGCAAGGATTGTATGCAAACATCCATGCCAAGCGTAAACGTATTAAGGAGGGTAGTGGTGAAAAGATGCGTAAGCCCGGAAGCACTGGAGCGCCTACATCAAAGGCTTTTACAAAAGCAGCTAAGACGGCAAAGAAGAAATGAAGAACGCGAAGCACTACACCAAGGCAGGGAAATTGTGGACGGGCGCAACTCACAAAATGCCCGACGGATCTCTGCACACAGGGGCTAAACACACTGCCTCATCAGAAAAACTGTACCATCAAAAGGGGAAGACAGATGTCTCTCAAAAGCGGAAAAAGTAAGAAGGCAGTCAGTGCCAACATTCGCACCCTGGTGAAGGAAGGCAAGCCTCAGAAACAAGCTGTAGCCATAGCACTACAAAAGGCTGGTAAGGCTAAACCAAGGAAGAAAAATGGCTGATTATTTCACTACCTTTATTCAAAACCTACTAGGCACTCCCTCTCCTACGGGAAGTATGTTTGGTGGTACTTTTGTAGACCCACAAACAGGTATGGTTGATCGGACACGTCTAACAGGTGACGCTGCTGATTATTATGCTGACCCCTTTAGGAAACAAAACGCCATACAACAAGCCTCCCTTGATGCTGCTCTGAAGCAGAAAGAAGCAGAACAAGCTGTACAAAAAGTACAAGGGATGTTCTCAGGTGATGGTGGTCCTAACGCAGATCTAAACCCCTACGTTGCTGCATACTTAGATGCTGGTGGTGGTGAAGCTGGTATGCAAGCACAACAAGCAGCGCAATATGCTACCTTCTTACAATCTCCACCTTTTGTACAAGGACTCATGGAAAGTCTGATGCCTGATACAGTGAATCAAATGGCAAACAGTTGGTATAATGAAACTTATGGTAAGACTGACTGGAGTCAAGGAGGCGCTGAAGAAAACGTAGGAGGCGTTGCCACAAGCATAGATGCTTTGTCTGATGAGAATATTGCCTATGGAGGTGTTACTGATTTCAGTTATGACGGCGGTGGAGGCGGTGTTTCACCTGGAGGCGGCGGTGATGTAGGCTCCATTGGCGGTGTAAGTTTGGGAGGAGGCGACCCAAGTGGTGTTGGCTTTGGCACTGGCGGCTTCTAAATGAAACACAGCGTAGGTAAAACAATAACTACCACCGGCTCTGACGTTGAGTTGTTCACGGTGCCTAATGGGTATGTCGCTGAGATAGAGACGTTGTTTATCTCTAACACAAGTGGAAGCACAGCCAGTGTCAGTGTGTACTGGCAACACGCCCATGACGCCACTCATAAGATTTACATTATCAATGGCAAGAGCTTGAATAGCAAAGACTATCTCCAGTTTAGCAACGGCTCAATTGTGTTGAAGGCTGGGGACAGTATGCAAGTTCAGACTAATACATCAGGTATCTCATACATTGCTACTTTTGACCTACGCAAAGAGTTTCCAATGTACACTTTTGATGGTGAATAGTTGACAAACTGCTTATTTTGTGGTATAATTATTCACGTTTGAGGAATATAAATGACTTATTTACAACTTGTCAACGCTGTGTTACGCCGCCTACGAGAGAACGAGGTGGCTTCTGTTGCTTCTACATCATATTCCAAACTAATTGGCGATTTTGTCAACGAGGCGCGTCACCAAGTGCAGAGTGCTTGGGATTGGTCAGCATTACGCACCACCCTAACTGTAACCACTGCGGCTGACACTTTCAATTATGAGTTAAACGGTGCTAACAATAGGTCTTCTGTTCTGAACGTACTCAATGACACTTCAGATTGGGAGATGCAGTTGAAGGAAAGTGCTTGGTTTGACCGCCAGTTTTTAATGACTGACCCGCAAAAAGGGGCACCTCTTTATTACAACTTCAACGGTGTAAGTGCTGATGGTGATGTACAAGTTGATTTGTTCCCCATACCTGATGGTGTTTACACACTACGTTTTAACATGGTTGTGAGAAGCAGTGATTTGACATCAGACAGCGACACGGTTGTTGTTCCTACACGTCCCATCATCCTGTTGGCTACAGCTATGGCTATTGAAGAGCGTGGTGAAGATGGTGGTCAACAAAGTATTAACGCTTACCAAATGGGACAAAACGCTTTGGCAGATGAGATTGCATTTGACGATGCGCGTAGCCCTGAAGGAACTATTTGGTATACAGCATGAAGCAATTACAAAACATCTCTGTTGTTGCTCCAGGATTTTATGGTCTGAACACGCAGGACAGTAGTGTTACTTTGTCAACCAACTTTGCATTGACAGCAGACAACTGTATCATTGATAAATACGGTAGGTTAGGCGCTCGTAAAGGGTGGACAATGCAAACCACCAGTGGTTCTAGCGAACTCAGTGGTTCTTCTGTTGACTTCCTTATGGAGCATGTAAATGCAGACGGATCAACTGTTGTCTTGTCAGGCGGTAACAACAAAGTGTTCTCAGGCGGTGTTGGTGCTGCGTTAACAGACATTACGCCTAGTTTATACACCATAACAGACGACAACTGGAAGGGAGCCAGCCTGTACGACCATGCCCTAATTGTTCAGCAAGGGCATGAGCCGTTGATATACAACTCAGGCAGCATCCCAGTGTGTCAGACAATGACTGACTACACCAGCTTGACACAGAACTATTCTACTTCCTACCCTCGTGATGTTATTGCTGCTTGGGGTAGGTATTGGGCACACGACGGTGAGACGGTTTATTGGTCTACAGATATAGCTGACACCAACTTCCCTGCTTTTTATGGAGGCACCAGCGGTACGTTAAACATTTCTGCTGTGCTCCCTAACAGCACGGACACTATTGTTGCACTAGCTGCCCACAACAACTTCCTTATCATATTCTGTAAGAACAACATTGTCCTATATAGCAACGCAGACAACCCAATTGCTGGCGACTTCTCTGTTGCCGATGTTATTATTGGTGTTGGTTGTGTGGCGCGTGACAGCGTACAGAGCACAGGTAATGACATCATCTTCTTGTCAGACACAGGTATTCGCTCCCTTGGTAGACTTATTCAAGAGAAAAGTTTACCTATGCGTGACCTGACAAAGAACATTAAGGATGACTTCATACAGACAGTAAAGACAGAACAAAGCATAACTGAAGACATGGGTCTTGTTCGCTCTGCTTATTCAGAACAAAACTCTTTCTATCTCATCTCTTTTCCTGCTTCTGATATTATTTATTGTTTGGACATGCGCCAAGCCTTAGAGGACGGGTCTGCTCGTGTCACTCGGTGGGTTGATTATGAGGCAGGTTCTTTCTTACGCCGCCGCAATAGGGACTTGTTGGTTGGTAAAACAAATGGTATTGGTTTGTATACTGGCTATCAGGACAATGGCAGCAGTTACATCCTGCGTTACTATTCCAACCACATTGACATGCAGAACCCAACAATGGTTAAGATGCTGAAGCGTATTAAGGCTACAGTGGTTGGGGGTAACAATCAAGAGTTTATTGTCAAGGCTGGTTACGACTACCAAGGCACCACCTTCTCTTACCCTTTCACTATTGTTACTGGCAACATTGCTGAATATGGTGTTGCTGAATATAACATAGCTGAGTTCACAGTTGGTGTTCTCACAGATGATATTTCTGCCTCTACTGGTGGAAGCGGTAACGTAATACAGATTGGTTTTGAAACTGAAATTAGCAGCCAAGAGTTTAGTGTTCAACGGCTGGACATTTTTGTTAAGACAGGAAGGATAATTTAATGTCTGACTATACTAAAACAGTTAACTTCGCTGCTAAAGATGCACTGCCTAGCGGCGACACTGGCAAGATTGTTAAAGGTACTGAGATAAATACAGAGTTTGCCAACATTGAAACAGCAATTGCTTCTAAGGCAAACACCACTGCTCCGACCTTCTCAGGCACTGTAACCATTACTACGCTTGATGGGGCTACCATCAGTGGTGGCACTTACTAAGGAACTAATATGGATTGGACACAAATTCTACCTGTTGTTGGAAGTTTTTTAAGCGGCAGTGAAGCATCAGATGCTGGTGACCGAGCTGCTGCTGCTAACATTGAGGCTGCTAAGATTGCCGCAGATGCTGCTGCTTTCAAGCCTTACGCTGTTACTACAGGGTTTGGTACTTCCTATTTTGACCCATCTAAGTCACAAGCTGGGTATGAAATGGACCCAATCCTGAAAGCCTTTCGTGATAAATATTACGGCTCTGCTGCCACTTTCTTAGACCAGTTACAAACTGACCCACAAGCTGCTGCTCAACAATATTACGCACAACAGCAGCAACTCATGGCTCCTGAGCGTGAGGCAGAAGATATTGCTTTGCGTCAACAACAGCTACAACAAGGTCGTATTGGCTTGGGTTTAAGTGGTCAGGCTTTAGGTGCTGGGGCTGCTGGTATGGTTAATCCTCAGCAATACCAACGTGACCTAGCCCGTGCTCGTGCAGACGCACAACTGGCACAACAAAGCCGTGAGCTGGCACAAGCAGACATTGACCGTCTCATCCAGCGGGGCACTGGGTTGTTCCAAACTGGGCTTGGTGTTGAAGAACAGGCACTACGTCCTCTCACCATTGGTGCAGACATTGGCAGCAAGCAAGCTGTGTCAGGCAATCAAGCAGCACAAGCACTGTTGGCTGGCGGTCAATCGGCTGCTACGGCTAACTTGGCTGGTGGTCTTGGTAGGGCACAGATGCTTCAGCAAGCGTTTAAGGGTTTTGGCGGCTTGTTTGGTAACAAATAAGGATAAGACATGGCAACAAGAATTGAAAGTTTGTTTGGGGTTCAAAGCCCACAAGAATCGTACCAAGACTATTTGACTGGTATGATGGTTACCCCTCAGCAGATGGGGCAACAAAACCTTTACCAACAACTCATCTCTACCATGGCTAATGCTGGTGCCTTAGGCGGTGCTTCTATTGGACGTATGATGGGTGGGCGTACCTCTCAGGAAGTACGTAGTGAAGCTATTAACCAAGCCTATAAAGATGTTAGTGGCGGTGAGTATAAGAATGATTGGGAAAAACTAGACGCATTGGCTCGTCAGCTAGAGGCTAAAGGTTTGTATGATGATGCGGCTAAAGCTCGTAAGGAAGCCCGTACCTTGAAGATTTCAGACATTGAAGGTCGTAAAGGTGAGCAAAATATCCTAACGTCTCAAGCGCAAGCTGCAGAGTCTGCTGCACGTACAGCAACAGCACAAGATGCCTTGGCAGCGGCTCCGGGTCAGCGACAACTTGCAGAACAAGCGCAACTTTTAGAAATGCAAAGGAACCAACAACTGCTTACCAACGCCAAACAATCCAACGCCCAAATTGCCCAAGAACTTGAAGGTGTTACGCTTAATTACAAGCAGATTGGTAGTATTCTTGATCCCAAGACGTTACAACGTGTTCCACAATACGCTCAAATTATTACATACAAAGGTAATGACTATTCTCTTGAGGCGTTTAGGAAGCAGTTCCCTGAGAAGGCAAAGAACTTTGAAAGTGTTGTTCCTCCGACTGCTGCACAAGCCTCTCCTGCTGCTCCGGGTTCCGTTTCTTCAGGCGCGGCTGCTGCTTTGGAAAGGAAAAGAGGCGCTCAAGCAGGTTCTCCTCCACGATCAGAAGAGAGTAAGGCAAGAGAAGAAAATAGAATGAAAGGTGGAGATATTTCTATGACCAGTCCGTTTAAGGGACAAGGCGTAGAAGGACAGAAGCAAGATTTTATTGCTAAGTACAAAGCTGCAACAAGCACGTCTGAACAACTAGCCTTAGCTAACCAAGCGTTTTTACGAGGTATTATTACTAGAGAAGAACTTAACGCTATTGTAGCTCAGGTTGGTTCAGGAAGCATTTCAGCGCCACGGCGTCCAGTACCTCCACAAAGACCACAAGCTATAGAAACCCCTGACATTGGTGGAGCATAAGCAATCTTATGGCACTCCCACTTGAGCAAGATATAAATTGGGACTTGTTATCGGTTGATGACCTACAGGCTTATGTCGATGGTCGTTACGATGACATGTCTGTTGACGCATTAAAGTATGTAACAGGGGAGGGTTTTGGTGCTGGTGAGATAGCACAGACTGCTGCTGGTCAAGGTTTTTCATCTACCCTGCGTGGTCTTGCTGAATATGTTCCATTCTTATCTGTTGACAAAGAGGCAGACCTAGAGGCTGAGAGACGCCTACGGATGATGCAAGAAACCAACCCAGTGCAGTCTAACGTATGGGCACTGCTTGGTGGTATTGTTGACCCTGTAACCTTACCTGCTTTCATGTTTAGTCCCATCAAGATTGGTGGTGCTGTTGCTACAGGTGCTGCTAGAGGTGTTGCGGCTGGTGCTGGTTATGGTGCCCTTGAGCCTGTCTATGAAGAGTTTGATGACAGCAGGCTGGCAAACGTAGCGGCTGGCGCTACCATTGGTGGTGCTTTTGGTGGCGTTGCTGGTGCCCTTGGTAAGTGGTTAAAAGGTAAAGGTGCTAAAACTGTAACTGAACTAACACCTGAAACTAGGCAAGAGTTTGTTAAGGGGTTGGATGATCAGAGTTTAGATGAGTTCCTAGAGACAGGGAAAAAAGCACTACAAGAACAAAAAGATAAAGGGGTTGAGGTTCCTCGTGTTGAAGGCATGACAGAGGAAGAACTGACTGACCTAGTTAATCAAGAGAAACAAACACGTGCCATTCCAGGCATGGGTGAGACGGGAGCTAAGTTACGTCAGAATGAACAGACAGGTGACCTTGAGTTGGTCACTATGGAAACGCCTGACATTGACCTTAAACTTCCTGCTTTCCTTGGTAAGCCAAAGCCACGAATGGGCAGTGTTCAGTTGTCATGGGACTCAGAAACTGACCTAGACAACGTGTTCTACACCATTGGCAATCCTCGTACCAAGTCTAAGAGGCATGATGAGTTTGTTGAGTGGGCTGTAGAACGCACTGGCTTGACAGCAGATGAGGTTGTTGCTTTGGCACGTAAGGCACATGCTGAGGTAATGACACAAGTTAAAGCAGCCAAGCCTAAAGCCAACGATACCTTTAATGTACAACGTACCTCTGTTACTCAAGAACTGATTGACCGTGCTCGTCAGCCAATAGAACGTGTTGAGCCTTATGTGCCACCATCTAATCAGGTTGTTATGTCTAGGCTTACCCCTAGAGAGACAGACTTCTTGAACAATGTGATGGGTATTGAGATGTCTGTTGATAAGAACGGACGCACGTTGTTCAGGCACAACCGTCTACCTCGTAAGCCTTTTGTCTCGTTACAACAAGTTAATGAGGCGTTGAATAAAGTTGGTATTAAATACGAGAGAAGACCTAAGAACAAACTACCTGACAACGCTGAAGATCTAGTGGATGAAACCTTAGGTGAAGACGTTATACCGGGTAAGTTTGGTTCTGTAGGCGCTGCCGCTACACGTCCTAGTAAGCTGTATGACAACCTCCTCTCTTCTGCATTGGATGATTTACAGACAGATATTGACGAGTTAAAAGCACGTGTTGCCACTGGTACAGTTACTGCTGGTAAATCTGTAAAAGAACGGGTGTCAGGTAAAGCTCCTGCTGTTGCTGTTCGTGCTAGAAAAATAATTCAGGACATCAAGAAGAACTATGCTGATGCTATGGATTACATTGTTAAAAACAAACTGGACAAAGTAAACCTACTAGACGATGCTCATGTCCGTGCCTTCAAGCCTTTGGTTCGTGATGCACAGCAGCGTCGTGAAGCAATCATGGATAAGCTAGAAGATATGGTGGCAACTAACCAAGACTTGGACACCCGTGAGGTTGCAGAAATGTGGACTGACTTGCTCTACTATCACAGTATTGACTTGTGGTGGCGTGACCAAGGAACTATGGTTGCTCGTGCCTTGGCGCAGCGGCGTAACTTTACCTCACGTCTAGACTATCAAGTCAAGCATGGTGTATATGACCGTGACCTTCCTAACCTATTTCCTTTGGTGAGTTGTTAATGGCTACAAAACATTTACCCGAATCTTGTCAGTCGCAAATAAAACAACTTGCAGAAGGGAGACGTGCTTCTAAGGATGTCTCATCTGATATGTATGACAAGGTTGCTAAGAAGTTCTTAGACGTTGGTTTGCAAGGGAAGAAACCCAACGTATGGCAGATGTACAACGAGTACACCATCAATGCCATGCTCTCAGGTACCGGCACCCCTGTGGTCAACTTTGCTTCTAACATGGGACAGATTGTTATTCGCCCGTTGCTAGAACTAATCAAAGGTGTGCTCACGTTAAACCCACGCACCATGAGACAAGCCACGGCTATGTTCAGTTCAATGTTTGATGGGTGGGTGACTGATGCTAAGTTCTTTAACCGTGCGTTTAAGTCAGGCATTCCTTTTGATTTTGACATCACTCCTAAAAGTCTAGGTCTTTCGCCTAAGGAGTTTAATGAAATGATGTCAGATGCAGGCATCACTATTGATCCATTGACTGGCAGGGTGCCTCCTGAGATGGCGTCTAAGTTGTTGTCAGATTCCTATGACTACATGACACAAGCTATACCTACCAAGTTTGGTAAAGTTATTCGCATACCTACCCGCCTAACTGTGGCAATTGACGAATACTTCAAAGCCAGGCTTAGGACACAAAAGGCACTGGCACTTATCAGTGAGAAAGCCAGCTTAGATTCAGAGAAGGGCTTGGGTTCTTATGACAGCCTGTATGCTCAATACAAACGCATTTGGTCTGAAGGCGATAAAGAGAACTATGCTGCCAACTTGAATCAAATCTTTGGTGACGAGTCTACCGCTATCTTTGATGTGCGTAACTATGCTAGAGATAATACATTCCAAACACAGCTTCCCAAGGCACTACAGAAAATCACTGAATGGAAGGGTGATAATTCAGGACCAATACAAACCCTATTGACACAAGCAATCCCCTTCTTGCGTACCCCTTGGAACTTGGCAACACAAGGCGCGAGCTACATCCCTGTTGCTGGTTACTTTGCCCGTGGTCTAGAGACTAAGGCTGTGCTGCGTGAGTTGAAAGACGGAACCAAACGCTTGGTGTCAGAGCCTGTACGCATGTCTAGAGAAGATGCTCTTGCACGACAGGTCGTAGGGTTTGGTGCGTCAATGGCTGTGTGGGCTATGTTTGATAATGGCTTAATTACTGGTGCCTATCCACTTGACCCTGACCGTAGACAGACCATGATAGATGCAGGCATACCTGAGTTCTCTATCAAGGTTGGTGACAGTTGGGTCAGCTATCGTAAGATGGAGCCTTTATCAACTGTGCTGGGTATCGCCTCAGACATCAAGGCTTTGGATGAGTATTTGAAGAAGGAAGGCTTTTACGACAGAACAGATGATGAGGGACGTACTCTAGCCAATGAAGCAATGAAGGGGTTGTGGCAATCGTTCAAATCTAACCTGTTGCAAAAGACTTTCATGGAAGGCTTTAGTGAGTTAGTTGGTTTCTTTGACACCACTGACCCACAAGGACTGGCACAGTTTGGTCGAAACATTGGTAGTCGTGTCATCCCTG